AACAAGAAATATAATCACGCCTTCCGAAATGGCCACATATCCGAATTTTTAGACAATAGCCGTCCTTATATTTGTTTACTTGATGATAATTTCTTTGCGTGCGCTGAATGGCGGGAAATCATCGAAGAAATAAAAAGCACTGGAAAGCGTTTTCAATTTAAGCAAGGGCTTGATGAACGCTTATTAACGCCCGACATTGTAAAAGAAATGCACACTTGGAAGTATAAGCGCGAATTTATATTTGCTTTTGATGATGTTAAAGACAAAGAAATCATCGAAAGTAAGTTGAAAATGATTTACGAAACTTGTCCCGACTTCAAAGGTGGCCTGAAGTTTTATGTATTTTGTGGTTTCGATAAGAGTGGCAAATACAATAAAGAGTTCTGGAAGCGGGACATTGAAGGAATATTCGAAAGAATTTGCATTTTATGCAAGTACGGCGCAAAACCTTATGTAATGCGTTATGAAAAAACGTACACTTCGGAGTACAAGGAGTTTTACACAGCCGTCGCCGCTTGGTGTAATCAGCCCGCAATGTTCAACACCTTTTCTTTTCGTCTATTTTGCCAATGCCGCGGTATGAATAAAACCGGGTATAAAAAATACAAGCGCGATATTGAAGGGTATTTAAGTGAATATCCGACAAAGGGTTCGACGTGGCGTGCTATGGAAGCAACAGAAAAGGAATTCCCGGCCGTGGCCGAAAAATATTTTGATATTAACGCAAAGGAGTTGTTGCAAATATGAGTTATACACCATACATTCACGAAAGCGTCGAACAAACTAACCTTTTTCGGTGGGCGGCATACGAACAAGGAAAATACCCCGAATTGAAATTGATGTATCATATCCCGAACGGCGGGAGCAGAAACAGGCTTGAAGCGGCAAACTTGAAAAAGCAAGGCGTAAAATCGGGCGTACCCGATATTTGTTTACCCGTTGCACGCGGAGCATATCACGGCTTATACATCGAAATGAAAGCGGGACGCAACAAGGCTTCCGAAAATCAAAAGCAATGGTTAAGCGATTTAAACGAACAAGGGTATTACGCCGTACTTTGCTACGGTTGGAACGCCGCTTCGGAGGTTATAACGAATTATCTTGAAGGGAGGTTTTAAAAATGCGATATATTCCGTACATAATAACGGCTTTTTCTATTGCCGGAACGATTGCAAACAGTTTTCAAAAAAAGTGGTGCTTTTGGCTTTGGATATGCACTAATATTTTTTGGTGCGGTTACAATATTTTGAATAATCAGTACGCGCAATCTTTGCTTTATGCGTTTAATTTTGTGATGTGCATTGTCGGGCTTTGCCAATGGCGGCAAAATGATATAAAAAACACACTTGAAAAACATCGCAACCGCATACAGTGTTATGCGCCGCCGGGTTATATTCAAAAATGCTATGGCAAAAAATATATTACTGATTGCATAAAATGCAAGTATCATAAAATCAATGACGAACAAGAAGAAAATATAAAACAAACATACGACCGCATACGCCGTTGTGATGATTGCCGCTATAAAATATTTTCAGCTATACCCGAATTGCCATTATCCGAACCACAGGCAGAAGAACAGGCGGAGCGGCAAGAAGCCGCGAACGAACCCGAAAGCCCATATACAAGAATGTCAAATGCTGTTTCGGAATTCACTTCGGCACTTGTAGAAATTGTGCAACCGACCTTAAAAGCCTTTGAAAGTGCAATAACTGAATTTGCAAAAAAATATTGCGGCGGTGATTATAAATTCTTAAATTGGCAGAATAAACACGCCGACCCGAAAATTTTACACCGGGCATATAATGCACCGAAATACAGAACGCGCAAAAAGAACCTTTCGCGCCTTAAACGTGAATACAGAAAATATATCAAGAAAGGGAGCGGCGGACAATGAAAAAAGATTTTACACGCAACTACGCAACGGAAGCTTTCAGAATGTACGCCGCTATGAATAAGCCTACTTATGACGAAGCCGTCAAAATGATTTATGACAGGGCTTTAAAAGAATGCGAATTCAAAGACCCCGAATTAGCAAACCTTGCGGCAGAAGGTGCAGTAACAAAGGCAACGCCGACGTTGCTTGACATAATGGCGGTTGAAAAAACTATATCCATATTGCACAGCGGAAATAAAGCACATATCGCGAAAGCGGTTTCCGATGTGTACTTCACGCAACCGACGCTTCCGCTTCGCCGCGGCGATATAAGCGCACGCGTGCGGCGACATTCTCTTGAAGCCTTTGCAAGCGAACGCAATATTTATTTATGGCTTAAAGAAGCACGGCTTTTATTTGCAGCATTGCGCGGCTTGCGTATATCAGAAACAGACGAAGCCAAATACAAAGTTTACAGTAGTAAGGTATAACAATGTGATATAATATACACGATGAAAGCATTAAGTCTTACGCCTTCGGGCGTAGGGCTTTTTATTTTGTGGGGTAACACGTTACATAATGCAAGGGGCGGGAGCGGTAACGAATATTAAAGGGACTATGCTATGAAAGACTATGCGAAGAAATTTTATTTGTCGCAAGCTTGGCGTAAGACACGCGACGCATACGCCAAAAGTCAAAACGGCTTATGCGAACGCTGCAAACAAGCGGGCGACATCGTACACCATAAGCAATATATAACACCAAAAAACATAAGCAATCCGCTTATTACTCTTGATTGGGCTAACCTTGAATTACTTTGTCAAGATTGCCACAACAAGGAACATACAAAAAAACAAAATTTGCGTTATGCGATAGATGAATTCGGAAATATACTCCCCCCCGGGGTGCGTAAAAAATAAACACCCACGGGAACCGGTGAAGGGGAGTTAAAAAAAACTCCGCGGGCGCGCACGCGTGAGGGGGGGTAAAAAAGAGGTGAATTTTTCAAATGGCAAATAAAAAAACCGATATTTTGGTTAATGATACTGTGATAAAAAAAGAAAAACGAAAACTTATGAAAATTTTTGACACGGCCGTAAAAGAGGTTGCGGACGACGGCAAAAAGCGTTTTACCGATAAAGGAATTATGCTTGAAGGGCTTATCGACGAAGCCGCTTTTGTGCGTGCTGTTCTGCTTGAAGCAAAAAGGCTTATAAAAGCCGACGGCATAGAAACAACAACGATTAACGGTTCACAAAAATATAAAAATGCAACACCCGCCACAAAGATTTATGCGGAGTATTTGCGAACATATACGCCGCTTGTAAATTCACTGCTTGAACATATCCCCGAAAAGAAAGAAAAGAAGCAAGCAAGGCTTGCGGCGTTGGCTCTTGGCGAATAAAAATTATATTTACGAATATCGCGGCGCAATCAAAGCGGGGCGCGTTACCGTTGGGCGTTACATAGAATTGATTTTTGATATTTTAATACGCGGAATTGAAGAAAAAAAGTGGTTTTATAACGATAAAAAAGCACAAAAAGCAATCAAATTCATTGAAAATTTTTGCCACCACTCGGAAGGGCGAAGTGATTTATTAAAGCTTGAATTATGGCAAAAAGCTATTGTTTCGGTGATATTCGGAATTGTAGATGTTGACGGCTTCCGACAATTTCGCGAAGTGTTTATAATCGTTGCCCGCAAGAACGGAAAAACGCTTTTTGCGGCGGCGATAATTGCATATATGGCATATCTTGACGGCGAATACGGCGCGAAAATATATTGTCTTGCGCCGAAGCTTGAACAAGCCGACCTTGTGTACGACGCGTTTTATCAGATTGTGCAAGCAGACGAAGAATTATCCGACCCCGACTTCACAAAAAAACGCCGAAGTGATATATACATACAGCAGCTTAACACCTCGATAAAGCGACTTGCCTTTAACTCCAAAAAGTCGGACGGCTTCAACCCGCATTTAACAGTATGCGACGAAATGGAAGCTTGGCCGGGTGAACAGGGATTGAAGCAATATGAAGTTATGAAGTCCGCGCTTGGTGCAAGAAAGCAACCGCTTATATTATCGATAGCGACAGCGGGCTATGTAAACGACGGAATATACGACGAACTTATGAAGCGTTCAACGGCATTTTTAAAAGGCGGCGACGAAATGCGCTTACTTCCCTTTTTGTATATTATTGACGATGTGCAGAAGTGGGACGACATAGAAGAATTAAAGAAATCAAACCCGAATTTAGGCGTTTCCGTTTCGGAAGACTTCTACACCGAAGAAATAAAGGTTGCGCGGAATTCTCTTTCAAAAAAAGCGGAATTCTTAACAAAGTATTGCAACATAAAGCAGAATTCTTCTGTTGCGTGGCTTGATTATCAAGACGTTAGCGACATTTCGGGCGAAAAATATTCGCTTGAAGACTTCAAGGGGTGCTATTGCGTCGGAGGTATTGACCTTTCGCAGACAACAGACCTTACGGCGGCTTCAATCGTTATTGAGAAATCAAAGAAGCTGTATGTATTTACACAATTCTTTATGCCGCGGGAGCGGTTCGACAAAGCTTGCGAAGAAGATAATACACCGTATAACATTTACAACAAGCAAGGCTTTTTGACATTATCGGGCGACCATTACGTCGATTATAAAGAAGTGTTTAATTGGTTTGTTATGCTTATAAAAAAATACAAAATACGACCGTTGAAGGTTGGTTACGACAGATTTTCGGCGCAGTATTTAATACAAGATATGGCGCAAGCGGGCTTTCACGTTGACGATGTTTTTCAAGGCACGAACCTTTCGCCGCTCTTGAAAGAATTTGAAGGCATTATCAAGGACAAAAAAATCAACATCGGCGAAAATAACTTGTTAAAATCGCACTTGCTGAACGTTGCCGTTCAGATAAACAGCGGCGACGGCAGAATGAAGCCCGTCAAAATTGAACCGCGTATGCGTATAGACGGTTTTGTTTCGGTTATAGACGCTATGACGGTACGAAGCAAGTATTATTCCGAAATCGGAAAACAGCTTGAAAATAACGCGGCGTAAAGGAGGTGAACAGGAAAAATGAAATTACTTTCAAATATGGCGGCTTTTCTTTCGGGCCTAAAACGGCGGCTTTTCCTTTCTGGACGAAGTGAAAGTGTATATTTCGGCGGACTTCGCGAAAATGAGATTGTCGGAGCGATTGCAAACGCCGTAGCTTCCAATGTCGCGAAGCTTACGCCGCAAGTTATACGCAAAACGGCAGCCGGAACAACAATAAAAAACGATAAGCTTTCGCGGCTTCTTGAAATACGCCCCAATGCCGAAAACTCGACATATGATTTTTTGTATAAAATGGCTTCGGACTTGATATATACTTCAAACGCTTTCGCCGTTGTATTTTTCAACGACGATTGTTCCGAAATCACATCTATACAGCCTATCACGGTAACAAGCCACAGAATTTTTGAAGTTGACGGCGTTTTATATTTTAAATTTATATGGGAATACGATAAAAAAAGTTATACCGTCCCGTATCAATTTGTTATTCACATTAAAGGCCGGTACAACCGAAAAAGGTTTTTGGGAACACCGCCGGACGCTGAACTGCAAAATTCAACGGAACTTTTGAATGTTACATACAGCGGAATAAAAAATGTTATTCGGAATTCTGCTTCCTTGCGCGGTTATTTGAAGTATAACAACTTCATAGACGAAAAAGAATTACGGCAAAAGGTAAGCGAATTTCAATCGGCGTATATGTCGTCGGACAATGAAGGCGGCATTGCGGGACTTGATAATACGATAGATTTTCACGAAATCACGCAGAAGCCCCCTGCTATTCCGATTACGCAAGTAAACTTCTTTCGTGAAAATATTTACCGTTATTATGGTGTAAATGAAAAAATATTAAATTCAACATACACCGAAGCGGAATGGAATTCGTTTTATGAAGGTGTCATTGAACCGATAGCAATTCAACTTTCGCTTGAATTCACATACAAACTATTTACCGAAGGCGAAAGAAGCTTCGGAAACAAGATTGTATTTACAACAAATCGGCTTCAATATGCAACCTTGCAGACACGAAACGCAGTCGCAAAAGACCTTTTCGACCGCGGCATAATCACGATAAACGAATATCGCGAATTTATGTATTTACCGCAAACGGAGGACGGCGACGTGCGAATGATTAGTTTAAATTATGTCAAGGTTGACGAACAAACGGAATACCAAATCGGGAAAGCAAACGGCGACAAGCCGCCCGACGGTAAAGACCCCGACGCGGCGGCCGCCATATCGCTTATAAAATCCAAATTGAAAGAAGGTGAAGACACTTGAAAGACAATTTAAAATCATTCTTAACCGTCAAAAATTCGACGCTTCAAACGGCGGACTTGTATTTTTATGGTGAAATCGTTTCCGATTGGTGGGGCGCGTGGGACGATTTAGACCAATACCCCGAAGCGATACGCGATTTTTTGACAGAACACGAAGGGAAAGACTTAAATATTTACGTCAACAGCGGCGGCGGTTCGGTATTTGCCGGGCTTGCTATTTACAATATGCTTCTTCGGCATAAAGGAAAAAAGACTGTATATGTTGACGGCATAGCGGCTTCCATAGCTTCGGTAATTGCGCTTGCGGGTGATGAAATTATTATCCCGTCAAATGCTTTTATGATGATACATAAGCCGTGGAACGCTTGTTGCGGCAACGCTGACGACTTCCGAAAAATGGCGGAAGACCTCGACGCGGTGGAAACGGGTATAATCAATGTTTACAAAACCCACCTTGCCGAAGGTGCGGACATTGAAGCGGTAAAAGAATTAGTCGCCGCCGAAACGTGGTTAAACGGCGAAGAAGCGGCAAAATATTTTAACATTACCGTTTCGGAAGCCAAAACATACGCCGCGCAGCTTGCGGGCGATGTTATGAACCAATATCGGAACACCCCGAAAGAGATTATCACGCCCGCGCAAGCGGTTAATGATAATACAGCCGAAAAAACGGCACAAAAAATTAAAAGCCTTGTAATTCAAGGAATATCGAAAGGAGTTTAAAAACTATGACAGTAAAAGAAATGAAAGCCCGCTTGCGTGCAATTAACGCAGAAGCGGCAAAAACAACCGACACAGAGGTATTAAACAAGCTTCTTGCAGAAGCCGAAGACCTCAACGCAAAAATTGACGAAGCAAAGAACCGCGCAAGATTAAGACAGCTTGCCGACGGAGCGGCAGAAAGCCCCGAAGGTACAGAAGGCGCAAACGGCGGCGAAGGTGGTTCAGACCCCGAAAACGCAGCAACGAAGCGCGGCAAAACACTTCTTGCGGGTAATAAGGTTTCGCGCGTATTCGCTGTAAAAAATACGCTTTCTTCTTCCTCCGCCGTACTTACACAGCATACGGCAACGGACGTTAAAGAAACATTTAACGAGGTTTCCTCGCTTGTTGACCGTGTAAAGGTTATTCCGCTTCCGGGCGGTGAAAGCTACAAGCGCGGCTTTGTTAAAAGCTACGGCGAAGGCGGCTACACGGCAGAAGGCGCAGACTACACGACCGCAGAACCGACATTCGGTTATGCTTCTATGTCAAAAGCCAAAATCACGGCTTATTGTGAAGAACCCGAAGAAATTAAAAAGCTTGCGCCCGCGGCATACGACAGCATTATTGAAGGTTCAACAGAAATTGCAATCCGCAAAAAGCTTTCAAAACAAATTCTTGTCGGTGCGGGCGGTGATAATTCCGTAACGGGTATTTTCTTCAATCCGTCAAGCACTTCCGACGACATTATCGACAGAAGTACAGATATTGAATTTTCAGCAATTGACGAAAATACACTTGATACAATTATTTACGGCTTCGGCGGTGAAGAAGATGTTGAAGACGTGGCGGTGCTTATTCTGAATAAAGCCGACTTGAAAGCATTTGCAACTTGCAGACTTTCCGACGGCAAGAAAGCATACACCGTTGTAAATCACGGAAACACGGGAACAATTGACGGCGTGCCTTATATTATCAATTCCGCTTGTAAGGCTGTATCAAACAGCACTACCACGGCGGGGGCGTACTGTATGGCATACGGCCCGTTGTCAAATTACGAAATGCCCGTATTTTCTGACATTGATATTCAGCACTCGAACGAATACAAATTCAAACAGGGACAAATCGCACATCGCGGCGACGTGTTTGTCGGCGGTAACGTAGCAGCACATAACGGCTTCTTGCGTGTAAAAAAAAAACAGTAGCAAGTAATGTTTTGACGGTTACATCGGCGGCGGGTTCGACTTCGGGTAAAACCGCAATTACGGTTTCGGAAACGCTCGGAGCGGGAAACAGCTTTAAATATAAAGTTGCGGCAAACCCGACAATTCCCGCCGTCGGCGATACTTGTTCAGCGGGTTACACTAATTGGAACGGCAGCGACGAAATAACAGCCGAAACAGGCAAAACAATTGTTATTGTTGAGGTTGACGGCGATAATAAAGCCGTTCGCGTCGGAACTGCCGTCGTTACCGCACAGTAAGGGGGCTTTTATATGATTGACGAAGGCTTACTTGCCGCGGCAAAATTGCGCGTGCGGAAAACCCGAAGTAATGTTCTTGATGATGATATACGGCAGCTTGCAGAAGTTGCCGTAACGGACTTGAAACGCATTGGCGTAAATGAAAAATATTTAAGCAAATGCGAAGACCCTTTATTGCGCGAAGCCGTATTGACCTTTGTAAATGCAAACTACGGAAGCAGCCCCGACAGCGAAAAGCTGACGCTTTCGTATAATATGTTTTTAACCAAAATCAAAGGCGGAAAATATTTCGATGTTTGACGACGTTGTAATACTTGTTTGCGAACTCGACGAAGAACACACCGAAGAAAAAGAAGTATTCGCGACCGTGGAAAGCGTCGGGCAAAGTGAATTTTTTGCGGCGGCTCAAACGGGGTTAAAGGCTGAATTTAAAATAATTGTGTGGATAGATGATTACGACGGCGAAGCTTGGGTTAAAATTCAAAACCGCAATTATGATATATACCGTACTTATATGCGTAAGGACGGAAAAATCGAATTGTATTGCGGTAAAAAAATAGGTGTTGTTTAATGGGAAATAATATTCAGATTGGCGGGCTTTCCGAAGCGATACAAAAGGAACTTACATTGTATTCAAAAGAAATAACGGACGGTATCAAAAAAGCCGTTGACGATGTTTCGGAAGAATTATTACAGAATACAAGAGCGGACGCGCCGGAAGCAAGCGGAAAGTATAAAAAGGCTATGCGAACAAAAACAATGTACGAAAGTGGCGAAGAAAAGCGCGTGCGTTGGTATGTAGCAAGCCCCCGCCATACTCTTTCCCACCTCTTGGAAAACCCACACCGAACCCGAAACGGCGGCACTACCCGCGCAATTCCGCACATTAAAAAGAATGAGGAAAAAGCAGTAAAGGACTTTCAAGAAAAGGTTGAAGGAGTGATAAAAAACGGTGGAAGTTAATTCTATACTTGAAAAAATCGGCTTGCCGTTTGCATATCGCCGCTTCAAGCCGTACAAAAACAAGCCGCTTCCCGACCCGCCTTATATTGTATGGTATATAGACGATGAACAGCAATTCGGAAGCGACGACAAAAATTTTTTAAACAGGCAAAAAATCACCTTTGAATTTTATTCAAGGGTTAAGGACAGAAAGACGGAACAGGAAATTGAAAGGGCTTTAAATTTTGTGGAATTCGATAAATGGGAGGAATACAAAGAAGCCGAAAAGCTTTATTTTGTTTCGTATGAATTTGAAATTATATCAAAATTGGAGGAATAAAAAATGTCAAAAGGAAAAGAAAAAATCGTGCTTGGCAGCGGACACACCTACATAATGACATATACGGGCGACTTACCCGACATTTCGGACATTGAAAAAGAGGAAAACAGGCTCGGCCGTACTTCGGGCGGTGCTTCTTTGGAATATACGCCGGAAAGTTACACAGCAACAGACGACTTCGGCCTTGTAACCAAAACTATTATTACCAAAGAAGAAGCCTTGCTTAAACTCGGCATTTGTACTTTTAACGGTGATACCCTCGAAAAGCTCGCTTCTACCGCAAGAGTTACAACCGAAGGAAATAAAAGAATTGTTAAAATCGGCGGTATCGGTAACGATAACGGAAAATCGTATGTTATATTGTTTGCACACAAGGACAAAAAGGACGGAAATATTTATATTTTGCTTGTCGGTAAAAATACGGCAGCCCTTACACTTGCTTTTGCGAAGGATAGCGAAACAGTTATAAACCCCGAATTTAAAGCAGAACCACAGGACGACGAAGGAACGCTTATTAAGTACATTGAAGAAATTGTCGGAAGTACGCTTGCGGTTACATCGGCGGCGGGTTCGGCTTCGGGTAAAACTGCAATTACGGTTTCGGAAACGCTCGGAGTGGGAAACAGCTTTAAATATAAAGTCGGCGACGGTTTAGTGCTTCCGTCCGTCGGTGATAGCTGCACAACGGGTTATACAGCTTGGAATGGCAGCGACGAAATCACCGCCGCGACGGGAAAAACAATTGTTATTGTTGAGGTTGACAGCGATAATAAAGCCGTTCGCGTCGGTTCTGCTGTCGTTACCGCAAAATAAGGAGGGCTTGCAATGCTTGATTTATCAAAAAAGCAAAAAAAATTCTTTGTTGTTAAGCTGACGAATGGTACAACCTTGAATATACCTTCGCCGAAAAAGCGTATTTTTGAAAAAATGACCGCGATGAATGAAATTTCAATTGATAATTTATCGGCTGAAAGTATAAACAGCGTTTACGAACTTATCGCGGAAATTCTTTCGTCGAACACGCAGAAAAAGAAATATACAGCCGATGAAGTCGGCGAAATGCTCGACTTTGAAGACATAAATATGCTTCTTGACGGCTATATGGCATTTGCGGGTTACATTGTAGACGACCCAAACTAAAAATACCGTATATGCCGGGCAACAACGGCGATACGGTAAGATATTCTATTCGGACGATAGCGGAAAGGCTTGTTTATAAATATTCGGGTCTTTCCTTCGCCGAAATTGAAGAACTACCGATTGACACATATTTTCTATTGCTTCGCGACGCTTTTATATTTGAAAAGAGTAAAACCGAAGAAGGACGCGAATATTTAGAAAATTGTTGGATATTGGAACAGACCGAACCCGACAGAAAGACACTTCGGGAAAAATTCGGGAAAGGAGGTTAAAGCCAAATGGCAACAGGAATAAAAGGTATTACAATAGACATCGGCGGAAATACGGCCCCGTTAAATAAGGCGTTGGCAGATGTAAACAAAACAAGCCGAAATCTGCAAAACGAATTAAAACAAGTTGATAAGCTTTTAAAACTCGACCCGAAAAACACGGAATTATTAGTCCAAAAACAAAAGCTTCTTTCGGAAGCAATCGGAAATACCAAAGAAAAACTTGAAACACTTAAAGAAGCTGAAAAACAAGCGCAACAGCAGTTTCAAAACGGCGAAATTTCCGAAGAACAATACCGCGCGTTGCAACGCGAAATTATTAAAACGGAAGAAGAATTAAAAGCACTTGAAAAGGCAGCGGAGCAATCAAACGGAACGCTTGATAAAGTGGCGGAGGTTGCGGGAAAAGTCGGCGAAAAATCCGAAGAAATCGGAAAGAAAATGCTTCCCGTTTCGGCGGGTATTGCGGCAATCGGCGCGGCTGGCGTTGCTTCCTTCAACGAACTTGACGCGGGCTACGATACTATTGTTACAAAAACAGGCGCAACAGGTGAAGCGTTGGAAGGACTACAAAGCAGTATGAACGCTGTTTTTGGCGAACTTCCTACTACCGCAGAAAATGCGGGAATTGCAATCGGTGAAGTAAATACACGCTTTGGCGCAACGGGTGATACACTCGAAACGCTTTCAAAACAGTTTATCGAATTTGCCGAAATCAACGAAACAGACCTTAATAATTCTATTGGAATGACAAATAAAATTATGAAGGCTTGGAATATAGACGCGGCAAAAACTCCGAACGTACTCGGACTTATAACCGTTAAGGCACAGGAAACGGGAATTTCCGTTGATACGCTGATGAATAGCGTTCTTGAAAACAATTCCGTATTTAAGGAAATGGGCTTAACCTTTGAACAGTCAATCGGGCTTATGGCGGAATTTGAGAAAAACGGCGTTAATTCAACAACAGCACTTGCCGGATTGAAAAAAGCCGTAGTTAATTATGCAAAAGAAGGGCTTTCAATGGAAGAAGGCTTAAAAAAGACCATTGAAAGCATTAAAAACGCAAGCAGCGAAACGGAAGCTTTGACAAAAGCGCAAGAGATATTCGGAACAAAGGGCGCGGCCGAAATGACGAACGCTATTCGCGAAGGGCGTTTAAGCGTTGAAGACCTTTGCGCGTCAATGGAAGAATACGGAACAACCGTTGAAGATACTTTCAACGCCACATTAGACCCGCCCGACAAAGCCGCGGTTGCTTTGAATAATTTAAAAATAGCGGGCGCAGACTTGGGAAATACTATTCTTTCGGCACTTGCCCCGGCTCTTGAAGGCTTGGTTTCAAAAGTCCGTAATTTTGCACAATGGTTTACAAGTCTTGACGATAAAGCAAAACTTACAATTGTTACAATAGGCGGAATTGTAGCGGCAATCGGGCCGGCTCTTATTGCTTTCGGCAAAATGGCAACGGGTATTTCCTCGGCGGTGAAAGCAATTCAGACAATAAAAACAGCGTATGCGGCGGCGAAAGCGGCTATTTCATCATTTAACATCGTGCAGACCGCGCAAGCGGCAATATCAAAAGTTGTTGCGGCGGCGCAATGGTTAGTTAATGCGGCGATGAGTGCTAACCCAATAGGCTTGATTATTATAGCAATAGCGGGACTTGTGGCGGCTTTCGTTCTCTTATGGAATAAATGTGAAGGCTTCCGAAATTTCTTTTTAGGTATGTGGGAAGGTATAAAAACAGCCTTTCAAGCGTTTCTTGACTGGATAAGCCCCGCAATAGAAGCTATAAAGGGATATTTTGAAGGGCTTTGGACGAAGCTTCAAGAAATATGGGCGTACATAATGCAAAGCGTACAGCCGATAAAAGACGCTATTTCGGGCGCATTTTCCGAAGCGTGGGAACTGATAAAAGTTGTATGGGATTTAGTACAACCGTATTTTGCGACGATATGGGAAAATATAAAAGTTGTGTTTTCCGTCGTGAAGGAAGTATTAAGCGGCTTTTTTGAAGCGGCTTGGATAGCAATTCAAGCAGTATGGGACGTTGTTTCTTCCTATTTTGCGGCAGTATGGGATACGATAAAGGCGATATTTTCCGTTGTTGCTACATATTTAGGCGGTATGTTCTCTACGGCGTGGACGGCAATAAAAGCCGTTTGGGACACGGTAACGGGTTACTTTACGGCGGTATGGAACACCATAAAAGGTATATTTGCAGTTGTTAAAGCTGTATTAAGCGGTAATTGGTCGGACGCTTGGGAAGCAATAAAAGGAATAGTCAATACTTGGGCGAATTTCTTTTCGGGTGTATGGAACAGTATAAAAGCTGTTTTTTCTTCCGTTTCCTCTTGGTTCAGCGACACATTTTCCGCGGCGTGGACGGCTGTAAAAAATGTATTTTCGACTTGGGGTTCGTTCTTTTCGGGCTTATGGAACACCATAAAAAACACTTTTTCATCGCTCGGAACAAGTATTGCAAATGCAATCGGCGGAGCGGTAAAAGCGGGGATAAACGGCGTTATTTCGATGATACAAAACACCATAAACGGAGCAATCGGAATTATCAACGGAGCAATTAACCTTATAAATAAAATACCGGGCGTAAGCGTCGGGAAAGTAAGCAAGCTTTCACTTCCACGGCTTGCAAAAGGTACGGTATTAACAAAGGCAACGCCCGTTATTGCGGGTGAAGACGGAGCGGAAGCCATAATGCCGCTTGAAAAACACACGGCTTGGATTGATGTTCTTGCTAACAAATTAACGAAAGCAATGTATAACGGGCAAATGCCGCAGCCAAAAGCCGCGCCCGCGGTAAGTACAAATCTTGGCGGACTTAATTTCACAATTGAAAAATTTGAAAATCACACCGACAAAGACTTACGCGAACTTATGGGCGAAGCTATGGAGGTTGCGGAAGAATATATTAAACGGCGCGGGGGTGCTTTTGCGTGAGAAGTGAAAAAATAAATCAGTTTAAATACAAGGGCATTTCCTCCGCCGATATGGGAATTATTATTACGCAATCCCCGAATATCGGAAGCGCGGAGCGTGACGAAGAATATATAAGCGTACCGGGAAAAAGCGGCGATGTCATAAACGATAACGGACGCTTCAAAAATATAACCGTTTCTTACGATGTGAATTTGCTTTCAGATGAAAGACCGCTTGACCTTATGGCACGAAAAATAAAAGCGTGGTTGCAAGGCGAAACGGGATATTTCAAGCTGACCGACACATACGACCCGAATTATTATCGTATGGCCGCATATAGCGGAAGTATCGATATTGAAGACAAGGTACACAAAATCGGAATAACAACGCTTAATTTTAATTGTAAACCGTTTAAATATCGCATAGACGGCGAAAACGATATTGAAATAACAAAGGCAACAACGCTTTATAACCCCGAAGAATGGGAAAGCTTGCCGTATATAAAAATTATCGGTTCGGGAGCGGTAACGCTTCACATTAACAACAATTCTTTTTATATTTCGGCGATAGATGATTATATAGAAATTAACAGCGAATTGCAATCGGCATACAAGGGCAACACGCTTCAAAATTCAAAAATCAACTTTGCAACCTTCCCCACTCTTTCAGCCGGAACAAATAATATTTCGTGGGTTGGCAGCGTTTCCAAAATAATTATAAAAGCAAGGTGGTGTTGTATATGATACCGATACTATACGCAAATTCGGAAACGTCTTTTGACAATAACGGTATAGGTTCACTATGCGACGCCACTTCTTGTATTGTTACAGAGGAACGCAACGGAACATACGAAATTGAATTAACATATCCGATAGACGGCGCATTATATGAGTATCTGCAAGAAGGTTGTTATATTAAGGCAAAGCCGAACGAAACAGGAAGCCCGCAAATATTTCATATATACGCAAGTACAAAACCGCTTAACGGACTTGTTACATTCTACGGCGAACATATTTCGTATGAATTAACGGGAAATCCTATTGAAAAGGTTGAAATCGTATCAGCGACAGCGGCGCAAGCCTTAAATAAGGTACTATCCGCCGCGCTTGTTCCGCATAATTATACAGGTATAAGCGACATTGCTTCCGTAGGCACGACAAAGCTTTCAATATTAAGCGTTCGGGCGGCACTCGGCGGCGTTGAAGGTTCGCTTCTCGATACATACGGCGGCGAATACGAATTTGACAATTTCACAATAAAGCTTCACAAAAACCGCGGAAGCAACACGGGAATAATAATCGGTTACGGGAAAAACCTTACCGACATAAAACAGGAAAAGAAAATTTCCGAAACATATACCGCGCTTTTTCCGTATGCAAGATACACCCCAAAAAAAGACGAAGACGCGGAGGAAGAACCCGAAGAAGTAACGGTTACACTTTCGGAAAAAATTATATATTCCACACAGGCGGCACGCCCGAAGGTTTTAACAATGGACTTTTCCGACAAGTTTTCCGACGGTGAAGTAATAACCGAAGAAAAGTTACGGAAAAAGGCTACGGCGTGGGCGGCTTCAAGCGGGTATAATAAACCGTCTGTAAGTATAAATGTGTCTTTCGTTCATTTGTGGCAAAGCCCCGAATATGCACAATACGCATTGTTGGAGCGCGTAAGCCTTTGCGATACTGTAACGGTTAATTATGAGAAGTTAGGCGTTAAAGCTACTGCAAAGGTTATTAAAACCGTATATGATTGCTTAAAAGAAAGATATACTTCAATCGAATTGGGCGACGCAAAAAGTAATTTTGCAGATACCATAAATCAAACAACAAAGGAAATTGAAACGGTAAAATCGGACATAAAGCAATCGCAGACCGCGACGGCAAAAAAGATAACGGCGGCAATTGAAAGGGCAACCGCACTTATCACAGGGCAAAACGGCGGTTATGTTGTTTTAAACCCTTCCGAAAACCCGCAAGAGATACTTATAATGGACGCGCCTTCAATCGAAACAGCCGTTAAAATATGGCGGTGGAATTCGGGCGGGCTTGGATATTCAAACAAAGGATATAACGGGCCATACACAACCGCAATTACACAGGACGGGGAAATCGTCGCCGATTTTATCACGGCGGGCGAAATTAACGGCGCGCTTATAAAAGCTGATACGGTTTCGGCGGCGGCTATTTCTCAAAGCTTTAAAACGGATATTACAAAAGAAATATCCGATAATATAACAGAAGTTACGGCTACAATAACACAATTGTTTGAAGCCGCCGACGGAAAATTAAAAAGCGATATTGAAAAGACCATTGCCGATACAAAACAAACGCTTCAAACCTCAATCGACCAAAACGCGCAAAATATTACTTTAACGGCAACCGAAATTCGGGACGATATGACCACTATTCAAGAAGGACTTGAAACACAAATACAGCAAAACGCAGAAAGTATAACTTCAACAGCTTCAAAACTCACTTTGTTAAGCAATGAAATGTACGAAAAAACAAAAAAGCTTCAAGAAGACCTTACAGTGGCAGAAAACAAGGTTTCCGAAAATTCGGCGGCGATAGATGAAGCAAATACAAAAATTGAAGAAAACGCTTCTTCTATTCTTGACGCATACACAAAAATACAGCAAAACGCTGATAACATAACACTTTCGGCAAATAATATTCGCGGCGAATTGGTAGAAGTCGAAAACGGCTTACAAGAGCAGATAACGGCAAATCAATCAGACATTGAAGTAAACGCCGATAATATTAAAATGCGTGTCGCAAAGTCTTTTACTTACGAAACAGCAACCCGCGCCGCCGCTGTTCCTACGGCTTCAAACACGACAACGGCACAGCGCAAAAAGCTTTATTTTTGCACATCGAACGAAAAATATTATTATTGGAATGAAATTTCTAATTCGTGGATTGAAGCTTCTGACGGTTGTTTATACAGCGCATTTATACAAACTGCAAACGGCTTTAAATTAAGTGGTATTGTAGAAATAGACGGCGACTTAATAACATCGGGAACGATAAGCGCGTCGCGAATAGATACCGACAATTTAAGTTGTACGCGTTTATACTCCAAAGGCAACAAAACGGGATATTATGCAAAAATAGCTTCTAATGTCGGCGACTTTGGCATTTATACCCCGTCGGCCGCTGACGGTGCAAATCCTATAAATAATACTTGCTTGTGGGGCTTTTACAATTCAATTCCGAATGTAAATTTTTATGTTCGCGGAAATAATTATTTAGGGTACGATGTAAGCAGTAATACAATGTGGGTAAAAGGAACGTGGAATTTCACAAATGCGACAGTAAAAGGACTTGACGCAATAGCGGTATTCGGGTGATATTATGAAAGATTGTCTTAAAAATTATATAAGAAGTTGCGGAAGCCGCGGAGCGGCAGCGGCAACAAATACAACTTGTTCTTCCGGGAGCGGTTCGGCGGCTACTCCGTCGGCCTG